GCCGTCCCGCCGGTCCCGCGACCGCCGGGCCTCGTCGAGCACGGCGTTGCCCGTGGCCGCGCTCGTGAGGAACGGCGACACGGTGTTCGGCGGGAACGGGTCGAGCGGGTTGCTCACGTGCCGATCCCCAGGGCGGCGAAGTTGTCCTCGCGGTAGACCTGTTCGACGTAGATGCCGACCGTCCGGGGCGCGAGCTCGTTGTTGAGCACCTGGGGCGCGAACCGCGACCAGACGTAATCCCACCCCCGGACCTCGGGGAGCGTCACGCCGCGGGGCTCAACAAAGTCCCAGGTACACCCGCCGTCCGTGATGCCGGTGGTCTCGCCCGTCGGCCCCCCGCTGCCCGCGCTCGTGCCGGCCGTCTTGCAGACGTACACCCCGCCGCCGTTGCCCACCTCGTCGCCGACGAGGTAGTCGGTGGACGCCTTCCAGTCGCCCACGTCCGACCCGATCACGACGCCCTTGCGGTTCAGGTTGATGCCGAGCCGGTCGGCCAGCGTCCAGCGGGTGCTGGCCCACTGGATCGAGCAGCCCATGTAGAGGACTTCGCCGACCTGGAACCCGTAGAACGTCTTGTCGTTCGTCCGCCCCACCAGCCCGATCCGCTTGCGGACTTCGTTCAGGGTCATCCGGCCGCGGCCCGTGGTGACGGTCAGGGACACGGCCGGGGTGATGACATCGCAGCCCGCAACCCCGCTGTCGCCGGACACACCGATCGCGCCGCCGTACCGCTTCGCCGTGCCCTTGCCCTTGCTCGTCGGGTCGTCGCTCGGCGTCCGGGCGTACCGGGTGAAGACGCTCTTGGTGATGTGGACCGAGTTGGCCGAAATCTCCAGGCCGTACCCCGGGCCGAGGGGTTCGTCCCCGCCCGGGGCGGTCGGCGGCGGGCTGCCCCCGTCCCCGCCGTCACCCCCGCCGCCGGTGCCCGCGTCGCCCGTGTCAAGCCCCTGCCCCGGCGCGAGCAGGCGGTACGGCACCTCCACGAACCACACGCCCCCCTTCTGGGGCATCGTGTGCATGGCCCCGCGGACGAGCCCGCGGTAGGTCGCGGGCGTCTCCATCAGCGCCCGCTGCTCGACCTCGGCCTCGTCGTCGGTGTGGAAGGCACACCACTTGGTCACGATCTCGACGGTCTGCCCGTCGCGCGTGACCTCGCGGGAGTCGGCCGTCTCGAAGAACGCTTCCATCGGGGCCTCACTGGGCTTTCAGAACCTTCGCCATCTCCGCGCTGATCCCCTTCGGCAGCCTGCCCGAGAGGATGTCCTGAATCGCCTTGAGCTCGTCCACCACCATCTTGCCCTGCTGACTGCTCACCGAAAGTTGCTGGGCGAGGATGCCGGACCCGCCGAACGCCCCCATGCTCGGCAGCGGCACCCGGGAGAGTTCCTGTTGCTGGCGGAGTTTCAACAGGCCCGTGAGCTGGTCCCGCTTGGCCTGCGGCAGCGCCCCGTAGATGTCGGAGGTGAACAGCTTCAGGGCGTGCATGGCGTCGCCCGACAGCCCGAACCCCTTGATCGACAGCCGCAGGTCGTCGGTGAACCCCTTGAAGTCGTCCTTGATCCCCTGCGCCTTGAGCCCCTCGGCCCTCATCTGTGCGAGGCCGGCGATGTTCCGGTTGGCCTTGATGAGGCCGGTGATGTTGGGGTTGTTGCCGCCCTTGCCGAAGGCTTCGAGTCGTAGCGCCGCGATCTCCTCGGCGGACTTGCCGATGGTCTGAATGTCGAACTCCAGGTCGGTCGCCAGCTGCCGCATCTGGTCCTCAAGGGACCGGAGCGTTTGCTTCCGCTCCAAGTCCATCGTCGCGTCCCGGACCTCGAGCGCCTTCGCGTCCACCCCGGGGCCGGACAGCCCGGCGGCCTTCGCCTGCGCCCGGGCTTGGGTGGCCGCCGCCTCCCCGGGCGTCTGGCCCACCATTTCGAGCTGGGTCTGAAGGTCGCGAACCTGGTCGTTGGCCCGCTTCGAGAACAGCGGGAACTGGTCCGGCATGTCCTTGATGGCCGCGGTGATCGCCCGCACCCGCTCCCGCTGGTCGGCGAGCACCGCGTTCATGCTCTCGGCCATCTTCTTCGCGGCCTCCTGCTTGATGGTGACCGTCTGGCCCCACTGCGGGATGACCTTGATGACCGAGTTCCACCCGCCGGCCAGCTTCACCGTCTCGTCCTCGGCCCGGCGGGTGCCCTCGGCGAGCGCGTCCACCTGCACCTTGGCCCCGGCGAGCTTCTTCTGAAGGAACCCCTTCTCCTCGGCGGGCGTACCCCCGTACTCGCCGATCCGCCGGGACTGGCGGAACACGTCCGCCATCGCCTCGCGGCGGGCCGCCATAGCCTGTTCAAAGCCCCGCGCGCTGCGGTCCTCTTGGAGCTGTTTCTTTTCGTCCTCGGCGTTCCACCGCTTGTAGAAGTCGACGATCCCGTTGGCGGTCTTGTAAGCCACCAGGAGCGTCCCGCCGACCTTAAAGGCGTCCGTGGTCCGCTTCGTCGCGGCCAACTGCTGCGCCTGCTGGGCCTTGATCGCCGCGTTGTACTGGGCCAACTGCTGCTTGCTGACGGCCGTGATGGTGGCGAGTTGCTGGGTGAGTTCGTCCTTGGCGTAGACCTCCACGAACGCGCCGCCGGCGCGAACGTCGCTGGCCCCGCTGCCGCCGCCCGTTCCCGTTGGCATCGCCTACGCCCTCGGCCGGTAAGTGTGTCGCCACGCCCGCCGCGCCCGCCACGCCCGGATTTCCTCGATCGCCCTGTCCGCCGCCCGGCTCAGCCGGAACGGGTTGATCGCGGCCGGGCTCAGGTCCGCCCCCGTGAGCGGCAGCCGCGCCACGAGCCCGGATAGGTGCCACGCGGTCAACAGCCCCCGGCCCTCGGCCATCCACACCAGCTCGCGGAGCGAGTGGTCGGCCGCGCTCACCCCGCAGACCCCGGCGAGGTTCCAGCCGTTTCGCTCGACGCAGAGGGGGTCATGATCTCCCGCAGGCGGGCCGCCATCGTCGCCGCCTGCTGCGGGTGGAAAAAATCGAAGACGGCCTCCCCGACGGCCTGCCGCAGGCGGACGAGCGCGGCGGAGTCGATCGCGGCGTGAAAGTCGTCCAGGGTGACGGTCGCGTCGGTCGGCTTCCCCGCCAGCGCCCACGCCGCGGCCATGACCGGCTCGGCGTCGCCGTAGACCAGCTCGCCGAGCCCGCCGTCGGTCGCCACGCGGTTCAGGTCGAACCCGGCGTCCGCCCGCAGCCGGGTCACGACCCGGAAGTTGGGGATGGAAAGCGTCCACTCCCGGCCGGTGCTGTCCTTGAACTTCGCCACACGTCACCCCTTGAACGAGCCCTTGAAGGCGTCGGTAAACTTGCCCCGCTCGGCTTTCTCGGCCGGCCCCATGTACGGGCGGGACGGGTAGGTTGCAGGCACGGTCCGGGTCGCCTTGATCGTCGCCCGCTTGAGCCTCACCCGCGTCCACAGCCCGCCGGACAGCTGGTACTCGTTGACCCGCGTGGAGCCCCCGAACTCGTGCAGGCCGGGCACCGCGACCCCGTGGCCGCCCCGCAGCGCCACCGGTCCGACGACGACCGACTTGGTGTCCGCGTCGTAAGCGAACAGGATGTTCTTGAGCGTGGCGAAGCTGTCCGAGCTGTGAACGCTCGGCGGCGAGCCCGGCTTGCTCGCCTTCTTCCGCCGCCGCAGTGACGATCGCGCCCGCTGCCGGACGAACGCCCCGATCTTCGACAACGCCTGTCGGGTGCCGGCGTCCACGGCCCCGGTGACCGCCTCGCGGTCGAAGAAGTTCTCCTTGAACTGGAACACCTGCGGTCCCTACACTTTGGGAAGATGATGCCTTTCGGAGCCCGCCCCAAATGCCCCGGATTAAATGCCGGCACTGCAAGCTGCCGGTGGATGTCGGCGACGACGAGGAAGGCTTTTCGTGCCCGAAATGTGGACGCTACACTCCGGCGCACGAGCCGCCGCCCCCGCCCGACCTGCCGCCGCCGCAGTCCGAAGTATTCAGCCGACGGGATGAGCCCGAGAGCGAACCGTCCGGCAACTTCTTCGCGGCCTGTACGCTCGTAATCGCGGTCGTCATGGTGCTGCTCGGTGGGTGCCTGGCGGTGAGTGCCGCGTTTGCTGCCGACCGCTGGGATACAGCAATCTTCCGGCTCGGCCTCGCGTGCTTTTGCGTGCTGGTGGCCCGGATGTTCCAGGCCGCCGCCTACCGCCAGTGGCATTAGTACGCCGTGAACGTCGGCAGGCTGGTCGCCCCCATCAACACCCGCTGCGGGGTCACGTCGGGGTTCCAGGCCGGGTCGTAGGCGAACGTGGTGTAGATCACGCCGTCGATGTTCTGGTCCTGGTCGATGTCCAGGTTCATGCACGCCCGCACCCCGCGAGCGCCCTCCTGGCTCATCGGCCCGTCGAGAATCATCAGGTCGATGGCCGAGCTGCTGTCCGCCTCGGCCGCGTCGCAGAGCGCCGCGTACCAGGCGTCGGCGGGGTCGGCCCGGACCTCGATCGTCCCGGTAATGTCGATCTGGGTCTTGGCCTGAAGGGTGGCCCTCGTCGCGCGGGCCGAGGCGTCCGCCCGCTTCCACTTCTTCGTGGCCTTCACGTTCCGGACGAGCCCCCCGGCAACCCACGTGGGCGAGCCGCCCGTCCCGGTGTTCCGGTAGACCTCCCCGTCGAGCCCGAGTTGCACGGCGCTTTCTGCGGCCATCCCCCACCCCCTACGCGATTTCGCGGAACAGCCCGCTCATCTCGCACCAGAAGATTTTTTGCCGGACCAGCATGTCCTGGTCGTACACCGGCACGTCGTCGAACCCCTCCGTCCAGACCCGCCGCGTCCCGATCGCCAGCGGGCCGGGCATCCCGCCGGCCGTGTTGTGCGAGAAGTCGAGCCCCTGGAAGATCGCGTCGTACACGAACTTCACCCGGTCATCGACCCAGCACAGGTCCGGCGGCCCCGTCCCGTGGAACTTCTCGATCGTCAGGAACGCGACCCGGTAGGCGTTCAGGTCTTCGAGCTTGCTGGCCGGCTGGTTCGCGTAGGTGTCCGGGAACACGTACACCCGCCGGCCGAAGTAGCGGTCCATCTCCGACGGCTTCACCGGCACCTGGTAGGCCCGTTCCGCCTTGCCGACGACGTTGATGGCGTAGGTCGTCCAGCCGTCGTTGACCGCCCCGGCCAGCGCGTCGCACAGCGTCAGGATCGGAACGTCGGGCGTCGCCACGTCACAGTTCCTGTTGCTTCACGTGCAGCCGGTAAACGGTCCGGCTCTCGTCCGCCCACCGCCAGGGCGGCTCGCCGGTGTCGGGTTGCAACACCTCGAACCGGCAGGGCACGCCGTTGACCGTTTCGAGCAGCGCGTCCCCCTCGAACGGGGGGCCGAGGCCCGCGGGGAGGGCGGCCGCCAGGATCAGGTAGTCCCGGTCGCCCCACTGGACCCGGGCCTTGCCCACGTCGTTGGACGCGAACGCCGTCCGCCCGACCCAGACTTGCCCGTCCGCCAGGACGATCGGTTGCGGGGTGACCCGCCGCAGCGGGTAGGGGTTGGAAAACTGGAGCCACTTCGGGCAGTAGGTGACCGCGACCCCCGCCGCGACCCCCATGCAACGGTTCAGCATCGCGTCCCGGCGCTGGAACAGCGTCGTCACGACGAGCCCCCGGCGACCTTCAGCAGCTCCCGCAAGTCGCCGGCCTGCTGGTGGACGACGAGCTTTGCGTGGTTGGCCGGCAGCCCCCACCGCTCGGACACGACGACGAGCGCCCCGCCGACGATCGCGGCGGTGGCGGCGGTGTGCGTGACGCCGTGGCCGAGGTCCGCCACGTCCTTCGCGGACACGGCGGCGTAAGCGTGGTCGGGCCGGTCGCCCACGGCGGCCTTGATGCGGTCAGCGGCGGTGTCGGCCATGTCGGGTTCCCTTCACAAATCGGCGGACCCGCTCGCGGGCCGCGTTGACCTTTCGGACGAACTCCCGGACGGCGGCCTCGCTCACCACCCAGGAATCGGTGACCGCTCTCATGGTCAGCTGCCGTTCTGCTCGCTGAACCGGGCCCGGAGCCAGTCCAGCTGGAACTCGTAGGTGTCGGTCGACGCCGACTTCTCGACGTGCATCAGGAGGGACCAGCTCGCCGCGGCCGCGGCCGCCACGTTGAAGACGGTGTTGGGCAGCACGTTCGCCCCGTTCACGTACACCTGCACGTCGGACGGGTCACGCATGTCGAACCAGACTTCGACCCGGTTCGCCAGCGCCTGCCCCTCGGTGTAGTCGATCGTGCTGTCCGTGCTCGCAACGGTCGTCGTCCCGTCCTTGCTCTGGAAGTTGATGTTGGGGCTGTTGGCGTCCAGGTGCATGAACAGGTGCGACGTGATCGCGTCGGCGTCGCTGGCGTGGGTGCCGCTCGCGGCCCCGACGCTCACGTCCACCACGGTGCCCGCCCCGTCGGACGGCACCTCGAAGGCGAACTCGACGACCGCGTTGGCGGTCTGCGGGGCGAACCCGTCGACCGACAGGGCGTCAACCTTCTGGGCCTCGTTGGTCGCGCTGATGACCACGTCGTGCGCCCCGCCGCGGCGGTTGAGCGCGAGCCCGCCGAGCGCCTGGGTGCCGACGATCGCCGTGACGAACGGGTCGCGGGCGAGGTCGAGGTCGTAGGCCGGGTCGACGTTGAGGTTGACGGCGCAGGTGCCGTCGCCGGCCGCGGCGTCCCCGACCACGCGGCCGAGGTAGAAGTCCCGGTCGCTCACCTTCCGGTAGGTGACGACGGACGCGCTCGCGTCCCAGTACGCCCGGCCCCCGTCGAGCAGGGCGACGGCCGCCTTCGGCATGGTGAACACGCCGGTCGTGACGAACTTCGACCGGTCGCCGGACGCGGCGGCGTTGAGCCCGTCGTAGACGGCGGCGCGGCCGTCCTTGAGCTGCCACACCTCGCCGGACGCGACGGCCGCGGCGACGGTGACCCGGTTGTCGTCCCGGCCGCGGACGAGGGTTGCTTCGGACATGGTTCAGGAACTCCGTGGGGTCAGCCGGCCGGGGCCGGACGTTACGCGGTCTGGGCCTTCACGATGGCCGCGATGATGTCGGCCTTCTTGGTCGCGTCGCCGAGGTCGATGGCGTTCGCCGCGGCATAGTCCTTGAGCTCGGGGACGGTCAGGGCGTCCAGGTTGACGGGGGCGTCTTCCGACTCGTCAACGTCCGTGTCGGGAATGTCGTCGTCGCCGGCGGCGGGCGGGGCGACCGGCTCGACGTGCCCGAGCCGCCTCAGCGACTCCAGGCACCCCGGTTCGACCTCGGCCTCGTCGATCTCGTCGCCGGCGGCGGGCGGGGCGACCGGCTCGACGTGCCCGAGCCGCCTCAGCGACTCCAGGCACCCCGGTTCGACCTCGGCCTCGTCGATCTCGTCGCCGGCGGCGTGCCGGCGCTGCTCGACGTGCAGGGTCTTGGTGAAGCGGACGCGGGCCATGTCTGATACCTCTTGGGGTGGGGGTTACGCCTGCCGCCGCTGGAACCCCTTCCAATCGAGGGCCTTCGCCCCGATCGAGATGGACACGTCCCACCCCATCCCGAACTTGCCGTCCCGGTCGTACTTCCAGGTCCGGGTTCGCGGGGCGCGGCCGGTGCCGCGGAGGTAGCCCACCTCGATCGTCCGGCCCAGGTTCGAGGCCAGATACCAGTTCGAGGACGAGCCCGCGTAGAACGTCCCGCTGTCCGGGTCGGTGACGCCGTTTTCGAGCCGGGCGTCCGACACCAGCGTCAGGCCGAGCCGCTGGATGGGGTTGATGTTGCCGCGCTCCGTCACGCTGCCGGCGGTGCCCGCCAGGATGTTTTCCGTCGAGTTGATGAGCGTGTACCCGTCGAACTCCAGGGTCGGCGGCAGGATCAGGTGGGTGGGCGGCAGGTCCAGGTTGACGCCGTTCTCGCGGACGAGCCGCATGGCGGACGCGGCCGCCTTCAGGGTGGTGCCGGTGAACGCGGCCCCCGTCGCGGTGTTGCCGTCGGTCGCGTTGAACAACGCCCGGCCGGTGGAGTTGAGGGTGGCGTTCGCCAGCAGGATCGCGTAGCACAGGTTCGGCCGGACGCGGGCCGCGGCCAACCCCATCTCCTTCGGCTCGTCCTGGAGCGCGCCGAGGTTGTCGTCGATCGCGTCCATCTCGTCCACGACGAACTGCCGGCTGAAGCGGCTGACCTTGTACGACTCCATCGTGTCGCCGCGGCTGTGGTGGTCGGCCTCGGCGGTCCGCGGCTGCTTGGTCAGGTCGGACCCCTTCGTCATCGCCGGCCGCTCGTTCGACTTGTAGTCGGCCACGTCGGTTTCGCTCACCCACCCGACCGTGGTGTCCGGCGCTTCCAGGTAGGTCGGCAGGAGGATCGCGTTCACGTTGGTGGTGAAGATGTTCGTTAGGCTGCCGCCCGAGAACGCGGCCCGGATCATGTCGTCCCGGTCGACCGGGGCGTCCTTGCCGTCGAGCCGGATGGCCTCGCGGCACAGGTCCACGGCGCTCATCTGGCGGTAGCGGTGCGCCGCCTCCATCGCCCGCTGGCGGGCCTCGGCGTTGACGTTCATCCGCAGGAACGCGGGGATGAGCCCCACCGCCTGCGGCCGCTGGTACGCCGGGTCGTCGAGCCGGCCGCCGGCCCGCAGGATCATGGCGCAGGACAGCGCCTCGATGGTCGCGTCCCGCTCGTGGCCCCGGGTGATGACCGCCGGGCCGTGGCCGCGTTGAGCCCGGCGAGCCTCCAGCTCGGTTCGGTTTCGGTCCCAGTTGTTCCGGATCGCGTGCGCGACCAGTTGCACCCGCTGGGTCCGGCCGTTCGCCGATAGCTCGATCTCGCTCACCCCGAACTCGGCGGCCACGCTCTCGATGTCGGCGATGCGCTGCCGGTTCGCGGCGATCCGCTCGTTCTCGACGGACACCGCGTCGGTGGCCGGCTGTCGCCGCTGCGGGGCCGGGCGTCCCGCGCGGATCGCTGGGCGACGAGCGGCCGCGTTGGTCGGCGGGTCGTTGGCGTTCGGGTCGGCGTCCTGGTTGGCGTTCGGGTCCGCGTTCGCGTCCGCCGCGTTCGTCGGCTCCTCGACGGTCGCCGGGTCGGTGTCGCTCGCGTCCGGGTACATCTGGTTGAACTGGATTTGCAGCGCGGCCCGCTGCTGGTCGGTCAGGTCGGCGACGACGAAGCCGAGCGACGCCACCCAGGTTTCAAAGTCCACAGCAGCGCCCCCTTGAATGCGGCGGTGTGCGGCGGCAACACTCGTCCGCCCGTCACCCCCCAGGACAACGAAACTGATTTCCCGGAGCTTCACTTCCCGGGCGAGGTACAGCGGGCCGGTGTACGTCCGCCCGTTGGCGGCCACCGCCTTGCCCGCCTCGATCTTTTCCAGCACCGCGGGGTTGCCCCCGACGCTGGCCTGCCACTGAAACCCCGCGTCCGCCTTCTTGAGCACGAACGCCCCGGCGTCCTTCGGGTCGTCGGTCGGGGTGAAGTACCCCTCGGCGACCACGGGCGGCCGCCCGCCGTCGGTCGTCACCCGCTCGATCTGCCCGACGATGGCCCCCTCGTAGGCCATGTGGTCGAGCAGCGCCGGGATCCGCTGGGCCGCCAGGTCCATCGACGCCACGTCGATCACGACGGGCAGGTCGAAGGGGTAAATGTCCATCGGCTCGCCGGTGTACGCCGTCATCCGGAACGGCCGGCGGGCCGCGGGCTGGCTCGCGTCCGCCGCCTGCACGGTGACGGGCACCGTGAACGCCACCTGGCGACCCGGGCGGCGGGCGGCCTCGACGACCTGGCGGCGCTTACGCCGCTGTCGCTTGCTCTGCCCCATTGGGGGTCGGCTCCGGGGTCGGGGCGGCAACCAGTCCCTTGATGAACTGGTCGATCAACTTCGGGCTCATCAGCGGGAACGCGGCCCGCACCAGCGCCGTCGCGGCGTCCGCGGGGTATTGCTTCATCACCACCTTGTCGGCGAGAAGGAGCAGGCTTTGAATCTGCGGGCCGTTCAGGGCGGTGCTTTGCACGCCCCCGCCGGCCGCGGCGGTCGATGCCGTCTGCTCGGTGCCGTCGTCGTTGGTGGTCGTGGTCGTCGTCCCGCCGGTCGCGAGGGACATGACCGAGGACAGGCCGAGCTCGGTGAGGAGGTCTTGTTCCTTCGCCCGCTGGCGGACCGCCTCCTCCCAGTCCTTGCCCTTCTTGGCGTAGACCTCGGCCAGCGTGGTCGTGTTGTTCCGCAACTCCGTCTCGTCGGTCTGGGCGTCCTTGAGCGGGTCGATGGAGTCGAACCCGTCGTAGTGCCACTCCCAGGACCACAGCTCGATCGGGGGCAGGTCGGGCGGGAGAACGCCCTCGATCCGGCGGGCCTCCCACACCCACTCGCGGAACACCGGGTCAAGGACCACCTCGCGGAGGTCCGACCGGAGGACGCAAATCATGCGTTCATACGGAAGGTGATCCAGCCGTCCGGACGAGTAGTTGT